CTCGCCACCGCCCTCGTATTCGCTGAACCCCCTACACAGCAAAGACTTAGGACCGAAGAGGGCCAGAGCCCGGACCGGAAGTAGGCCCGGAAGCCGCCGCGTCGGGGGTCGGGGGGGGCCGCCGCCTCGCACGGCCGCACGTAGGCGCCCGGGGTGGGGCCGCCCGTCCCGGTAGGGTAGGCGCCCGGGTAGCGGCCCCCCGTCCAGGCCGGCCCGGTAGGTAGGCCCGGTAGGGGCGCCCCCGTAGCGGCCCGGGTAGGCCGCGCCCCGGTAGGCCACGGGGTAGGCGCCCCCCTTCCGACCCCGGGTAGGCGCCGCCTCCTACGCCACGCCCCCGTTGGGGGGGGGGCGCACGCTACGCCTACCGGACCCCCCCCTACCCTGCCCCACCGCGCCGCACGCAGGCCCCCCCCCTACCCGGGCGCCCCGTAGGCCCAACCACGCCCGCGGCCCGTAGCGGCGCCCGCAGGCCCCGTAGTAGGGGGGTCGGGTATTTCCGGAATACCCTTCAGCCGAGGCCGGGGTCTGCCGAAGCTGTAGGTAGGCCGGGGGGCGAAGGACGCCCGCCCGGAGAACCGCCGACCCCGAACGGAGAAGCACGATGAAGAAGCCCGCCCCCTACGACCGCGCCGCCGCCGCCCGCCGCGCCCTCCGCCTCGCGCAAGCCGACCTCGACCGCCTCGCCAAGGCCCACCGCCGCGCCGCCGCGGCCCGGTAGGCCGACCCCGCGCCCCCCGGGCGCCCCCACCCGATGGCGAATAGAGGGAAGGATCTTCCCACCTGATCGGGGCAGGGGTCACCAGGTCCTGGTGAGTGGGAAGGATTTTCCCGCCAGATTCCGCCAGATCTCTCCTCTGGGGGGGCGGATCGCCTACCCTCCTCGATCGACTTGTTTCATTTTTTGATCATGTCCTCCTTTCTCCCCATTCTGGATCCCTGGGTCTTTGGTTTGACGGCGGGGCGTCCCGGTGGACAGGAGTCGGAAAGGGCGCGGTGAGGCGTTTGGGGGCGGTTTGGGGTGTCCGTGGGGATCGGATCCGGTTCTGATCAGCGGTCTACGGCGGGGGGCAGGGGGCGCGATCGGGGGGCTGTGGGGGGCCCGGCGCGGAGATCCTACGCCGGGCCTGGTTGGGTTGGGATCAGACCTGTAGGGATAGGGCGAGCTCGTCCATGGCGGACCAGTTCCAGCAGTAGGCTCGTGAGAACTGTCCGACAGCGTTGAGTCCGGTGTGCATGCCCTTCTCGGGGTCCATGGCTCTGCTCAAGCTCTGGTGGAGATCCGTTGAGTTCCCGAGAGCGACGGCTGTGACGCCGGCGATCTCTGCGAGCCTTCGTAGGTTGGGGTTCCCGGAGGCGAGTGCGCGCATGATCAGGCATCCCCACATGGCGTGGCAGTTCTGGACGTCGTATCCGGGGAGGCCCGGGGCCTGGCGTCCGGCGTTGCCGTGTCCGCGCTTGTGGGTGACGCCGGCGGGGTCGGTGTAGGTGGTGGCCCAATACGCGTCCTCGTCGCCTTCGTGGAACTCGCATCCGGCGAATCGGACGAACGTCTGGTCCTGGGCGAGTTCCTCCCACTGGCTGATGGACAGGACCTTGCCGTCGCGGGCGTCGTCCACGGTGAGGTATGGCGGTCTGGTGGTTCCGTCCCTGGTTCCGCCCATCAGGAGGGAGTTGAAGAACATGGGTCCCTCGGCGGTGGCGTCCTCGTTCCAGAGCGGCCTGGTGGGCATCTGGGTTCGAAGGAGGGGATCCATCCAGTCGGTGAGTTGGAAGAAGCGGGTGATGGCGAGTCCCTCGAGGGCCTTGTCGCCGATGAGCTTGGCGGTTCGCCAGGTGCGAGCCAGGGCCCGGCCGCAGATGGCGTAATACCAGGTCTGGCCTCCGTAGAGGAAGTGGCCGTCCGGGAAGGCGGGGGTGTAGCGGTTGAGGTAGTCGTCGAAGCGGAAGCCACCGTAGGTCCAGATGCGGAGGTCCATGACGTCCCGATCGTGCCTGGTGGCCCATTCCCCTCGGTATGCGAAGGCGACGGCGTTGGTGAGGGCGTGGTGGGCTGCGGCCTTGATGGCCTCCCCGTCCGCCCCGAGCTCGTGTGCGGCCTCACAGATGCCGGCGAGGCCGGCGATGGTGTGCCCGTAGCGGAGGTATTCCCTCTGGAAGCGTGCCCTGCGCGGGAGGCTGTTGAGTTGGTCCGCGAGGAGGGTCCAGAGGAAGTTGATGGCCTGGGCCTTCGTCCAGAGGTTGAGGTGCAGGAGCTTCACCACGAGGAGGGCGAGCCCGTAGCAGGCGAAGTGGCGTCTGGGGTCGGTGTCGCCCTTCTTCCCCTGCGCGAGCATCTCGTCTCGGCTTTCGCAGGGCTCGAAGCGGGCATCTTCTCCGGGCGGGATCTGGAAGGCGTTGATCCACCAGGGAACGATGTCGAGGGCGAACTTCATGACGCGCCCGAGCCATTCGAGGCCGCCCTTGTGGCCGTGCTCCTTGACGGCGTTGTAGATGGGCAAGAGGGCGTCGTAGGCGCTGATTGACCACGTTTCGGCGCCGTTGGGGTCGCACTCGCCCACGGTCCCGATCTTGGAGACGGTGTTGCGCCCGTAGAGAGAGTGGCGTAGAGAACTCTCTGGGTTTGCGATCTCTGCGAGCTTGTCGAGAGACGCCTTGCGGAAGGTCCGCAGATAGTCACGGATCCCTTTTCGTGTCAGAATCAGCACCAGGCGGCGCTCCTTTCGGTGTTGCAGGACTCGGGAGACTTGGCCTTTGGAGGGTTCGCGGGATGGCCGAAGAAGAGAAAGGGCCTGACGAGAGTCAAGCACTGACCACGACGGACGTCAATGTGTCGCTGGCCACGGAGGTGAGCGACCGGGACTCGAAGACGGGGCGCTTCGTTCCCGGCAACCTGACGGGCCATGAGGGCCAGGCGATCGCGGCGGCCACGAAGGGGGTCCACAAGGGGAAGCACTTCAGGACACTCTTCAAGGAGGCGATGGACCGGGAGGGCCGGCGTCGTGGCCAGAGCCTGATCGAATACTGCGTCGAGCTCGCCTACGAGGACCGGACGATGGCGATGCTGCTGTGCAAGGCGTTGATCGAGCCGCAGAAGCCGGGCACCGCCATCTCGGTTGAGGTGGAGAACCAGGTGGCCATCCTGCAGGCGGAGAGCAAGGAGCAGCTGGCGCCGCCTCGGGAGTTGAAGTTCCTGACGCGCCGGGCGCGCGAGAGCTTCCGCATCGTCATCGAGGAGGTCCGCCAGAATCACCACGCGCTCGACGGGCCCGAGACGGACGAGGAGCGGCGCCTCCCGATCCAGCAGGGGGCGCTCCCAGGCGAGACGCTCAAGGATCTCGGGAAGGTCGAAGCGCACGACGTGGTGCTCCCGGTCTCGAAGAAGGCCGGCAAGGGGGGCGCCGGCCAGAATAACAAGGGGCGAGCGCGATGAAGGGCACTCCGATCGATGCCATGGCCCGCAAGGAGCCGGTGTCGCACCCGGGCTACGATGAGATGCTCGCTTCCGCGGTTCGGGATCCGGACGCCTTCGAGCTTGAGCTCGATCGACTGGACTGCGAGGAGCACTTCATCGACTTCGTTCGGAAGGGCTGGCACGTGCTCGAGCCGGCGCGTCCGTTCGTGGACGGGTGGCACCTGGGCGCGATGGCGGAGCATCTCGAGGCGGTGACCCACGGGCAAATTAAGCGCCTTCTGATTAATATTCCGCCCGGCTGCACCAAGAGCCGGTTCGTCAATGTCTATTGGCCGGCGTGGGAGTGGGGCCCGCTGAACCGGCCGTGGACACAGTTCATCACCGCAAGCTACGCCGAGGCGCTGGCGATCAGAGAGAACAGACACTGCCGCACACTGATGCTCTCCGGGTGGTTCCAGCAGTTCTGGGGCGATCGCTTCCAGCTGCTGGCCGAGCAGAACCAGAAGATCCGTTATGACAACACGAAGATGGGGTGGCGGTTCGCCACGTCGGTTGGGGGAGTGGCCACCGGCGAGCGTGGCGATCGGTTCATCATCGATGACCCCCACAACGTGCGCGAGGCGGAGTCGGAGTTGAAGCGGGACGGGGCCCTTCAGTGGTTCTCCGAGGTGGTCTCGACGCGCTTCAACGACGAGAACTCGGCCATGGTGGTGATCATGCAGCGCGTGCACGAGCGCGACGTGTCGGGGCTGATCCTGGCCAAGGAGCTCGGCTTCGACCATCTCTGCCTGCCGATGGAGTATGAGCCCGACCACCCCTACAAGTCGAAGACCGCCCTGGGCTTCAAGGACCCGCGGACGAAGCTCGGGGAGCTGCTCTGCCCGCCCCGCTTCCCGGGGCGCCAGGTCCAGGACCTGAAGAAGAACCTGCGCGCGTGGGGCGGCGTCTACGCCGAGGCCGGGCAGCTGCAGCAGAGGCCAGCGCCCCGCGGCGGCGGCTCGTTCCAGAAGGCGGACTTCCAGGTGCCGACCTTCGCTGCGCCGAAGATGTCGTTCGTCTGCCGCGGCTGGGACCTCGCGGCCTCGACGGGGGTTCGGTCGTCCTACACGGCGGGCGTGAAGATGGGGATCGACGCCGAAGGCCGCCTCTGGATCCTGGACGTTCGGCGCATCCAGGGGACGGCCTACGAGGTCGAGATGCTGATGAAAACGACCGCGGAGCGGGACGGACTTTCATGCATCCAGGACATCCCGCAGGACCCGGGACAGGCCGGCAAGACACAGAAAGCCGCACTGGCGCGTCTCTTACATGGTTACCTGGTGCGGTTCTCGTCGGAGAGCGGCTCCAAGGAATTACGTGCCGAGCCCCTGGCCGCACAAGCTCAAGCTGGTAATCTCTTTCTCGTCGACGCGAGTTGGAACGAAGATTACCTCGACGAGTTCGCTTCCTTCCCTCGCGGAGCCAACGACGACCAGGTCGACGGAACGAGTCGCGCTTACTCGAGGATCCTTGCGATGACGGCGACCAAGCAATACCACTTCGCAGCCCCGGAGGTGATCCTGTGCCAGACGACGTAACGATCCAGAAGGCGCTCGGGACCGAGGCCGCCCCGGCGCCCAAGTCGGCGTCCAAGACCAAGAAGCTCGGCACCAGCGGCGTCGCCGTGTTCGGTGGCTTCGTCATCCGGCCGGAGAAGGACCCGAACCTGCAGGGGCAGCTTCGATACAAGACCTTCTCGGAGCTCGTCGCCAACATCTCGATCGTGGCGGCCGGCGTGCGCTACTTCCTGAACCTCGTGGCGAAGCCCGAGTGGAAGGCCGAACCCGCAGAGGGGCCCGGCGGCGTGGAGGCCGCGGAGTTCGTGGATGAGATGCTGGACGACATGGACTCCAGCTGGCACCGGGTGGTGCGGCGGGCCTCGATGTATAAGTTCTACGGCTTCGGCATCCAGGAGTGGACCGCGAAGATCCGGGACGACGGCAAGATCGGTCTGCTGGACGTGGAGGCCCGCGGGCAGAAGACGATCGAGCGGTGGGAGATGGGCGACCACGGCGAGGTGCTCGGCGCCTACCAGCGGGACCCGCAGACCAGCCAGGAGATCTTCCTTCCGCGCTCCAAGATCCTCTACATGCTGGACGACTCGATCGAGGACGGCCCGGAGGGGCTCGGCCTGTTCCGCCACTGCGCCGACCCGGGCGCGCGGCTTCGCCGGATCCAAGAGCTCGAGATGATCGGGTTCGAGACGGACCTTCGAGGGATCCCGATCGGGCGCGCACCCTTGGCCGCCATCCGCCAGGCCCAGGAAGCCGGCAAGCTCACCGAGGCGCAGGTCGAGGACCTCCTGAAGCCGCTTCGGGACGTCGTAGAGAACCACGTCCGGACGAGCGACTACGGGCTGCTCCTGGACTCGATGACCTACGCATCGCAGGACGAGGCGAACACGCCCACCGCCGTGGCGCAGTGGAGCTTGGACGTCATGAAGGGCGGCAGCGTGGTGATGCCGGACGCGAGCGTGGCCATCACCCGGATCACCGCCGAGATCGCGCGCATCCTCGGCGTCGACTGGCTGCTGCTCGGGACGGACGGCAAGGGCTCGCTCGCGCTCGCGCGGGACAAGTCCCAGCAGTTCGGGCTGATCGTGGACAGCGCGGTGAAGGAGATCCGCCAGCAGGTCCAGCGCGACATCCTGAAGCCGATCTGGCAGCTGAACGGCTGGCCCAAGGAGACGATGCCGACCATGAAGGTCGCGCAGATCCAATACCGCGACATCGAGCAGATCACGGGCTCGCTGGTGGACATGGCCCAGGCCGGCGCGATGATCGCCCCGGACGACCCGGCGCTCGACGCCATCCGCGAGCTTCTCGGCCTGCCGGCCCACGTGCCCTACGTGCCGCCCGAGGACTTGTCCCTGCTCAGCGGCGGGGGCGGCAAGAAAGACGGCGACGGGGCCCCTGTGGCCCCGCTACCGCCGGACCGCAAGGACATCCCCAAGCCCACCGCCGTCGCAAGTGGGGGACAGGAGTCTGAGTGATGGGGTTCCAGAAGTTCACGAGACCGATTCTCGCTCCGCGTGCTCACGTCGACAGCATCAACCTTCGGACAGATTTCGAGGACGGGGTCTTGGAGGGCCGCCTTCAGTGGAACGCGGAGGACGGCACGCTGGAATACGGGCTGCCAGGCGGGCGCGTCGTGCTTCAGGTCGGGCAAGAGCAGCTCGTTCGCTGCACGAACAAGACCGGCGTTGATATCGACAATGGCATGGCGGTGTTTGTGAATGGGGCGCAGGGAAGCCGCCCCACGATCGCTCTTGCGAACGCGAGCACCGGGGCCGGGAGCGTGCCGCTCGGTATGACGACCGAGCCGATCGACGACAATCAAAGCGGATATGTCAACGTGGGCGGCCTCGTGCGAGATACGGACACGTCGGCGATTGCGGCGGGTGGCATCGGGTTCCTGTCCGAAACGACACCGGGGACCCTGCGGGCTACACCCCCCGATGCCCCGGCCTTCACGACAGTCATCGGATACTGTCTGTTCCAGAATGTGGATTCTGGCATTTTCTTCGTGCGTGTTCTGTCCGCTCCGAGGCTTGTCGGACTGAGCGATGTGAACCATGGGACCCCGAACGACGGTGATACGGTTCGGTGGTCGGCGGCGAATGGGCGATTTGAACTTGGACCATAAGCCAGGAGAAGCCTGATGCCTGTAGTGGACATTGGTGGGACCGACTACGACGTCTACGAAGAGCAGACGGACGTGGCCACCTACCTGGCCGCATCGCTCGGCGCATCCGATTGGGCCGCCCTCGAGGTGGCCACCGGACAGCGCCAGGCCATGGTCTCGGCCACGCGCATGTTCGATCGCACAGTCTGGGCAGGCGACAAGACGGCCGAATCCCAGGCGATCGCGCACCCGCGCACCGGGCTCACCGACCTGGAAGGGGACCCCGTCCCGAGCACGGACATCGCCCCGGACATCCTGGAGGCCTTCGCGGAACTCTGCGAGGAGCTCGCCGGCGATCCCGACTCGGTCCAGGACAACCCCACCACCGGCACCAACGAGAAGCGCCTGAAGGCCGGCTCGGTCGAGGTCGAACGGTTCCGGCCGACCGACCGGAGCGCCTCGCGGTGGCCACAACGTGTTCTCGAGCTCATCAAGCCCTTCCTCGGATCGCCGAGTTCTCTCGCCTATCCCTTGGCGAGCGGCGTGGATGGCGTGATGAGCTACGACGCCGACTCTTACCAGTTGACCGATGGCTTTGCATAGGAGGTGCTCAATGCCGGAGATTCCGAAGATCAGAATGACGGGCGGGGTAATGCCCCACGAGACCAAGGTGGAGCTCGTCTTCGAAGACGGGAAGACCGTGGAGGTGATGGCGAAGGGCCTCGACATCCGCTTCCGCCCGGAGAAGCGCACCACGGTGCTCCTGGAGCTCCTGGTGGATTTCGTGGACCTGAAGACCTCCGAGGACACCGGGGGATAGGGGGAGCGATGCCACCACTTGCCACGACGGCGAAGATTGTCGGGAAGGCGATCCATGGAGAACAGACGGTGTTCGCTGTTCTCGAGGACGGTTCCGAAGTGGAGCTCGTCGCCTACTCGGCCGAAGTCGTGATGCGGCTCCACGAATTTCCGAGGGTTCGCATCGAGATGGAGGTGCATTCCCTGTCCATCGAGCCCGCGGGCGAGAAGCAGCCGGAACAAGGGGGCGCGTGATGGAAGACAGATTCATCATCGACGACCCGCACTTCTGTCCTGGGCCAAGCCTCGAGAAGGAGCGTTCTGAAGCCCAGAGGTGGTTCCAGGAAATCTGCCCGGCACGGATTGATGACAAGGGGGTGCTCGTCACCAGCCTTGACGCCGAGGAAGACTGAGGACAACAAGCATGGCCAGCAACGACCTGTTCGGCGTCAAGTTCCAGGACCTGATCGGCAGCGCGTTCGCTGGCCAGCTGGTTTCCATGACCCTCAAGAGCATCACGCCGGGGACCCGCAGCGTGTCCGACCCCCTCGCTGGCACGGACCCAACCACCGTGGACGTGCCCTGCGAGGGGATCATCGACGTCTACACCGAGCGCCAGGTCGGGTTCGGCCTGGCGGAGATCGGCGACAAGAAGGCCCTGATCCTGGCCAAGCCGCTCGGCGACACGGTCCCGAAGCCCGGCGACTCCCTGACGGCCGAGGGCACGACCTACCGGGTGGTCCGGGTCGAGCGCGACCCCGCGATCGCCACCTACACCTGCCAGATCCGCGCGTAGGAGGCCTCCATGCCCTGGGTCGAATACGGCGAAGAAGACGTCAACCGGATCATCAATCGCTACGAGGGAAAGGTCCGCGACCGCTTCCGCGCGATCGTCCGCAAGCTCACCGAAGCCGCCCCCATCGCGCTGATCGAGCGCCTGATCGCCGAGGGCCGTCCCTACGAGGCCATCCGTCTCGTGGAGGCCGCCGCGGCCACCCTCGCCAACGAGATCACGTCGGCCTACATCGGGTCGGCCAAGGACGTTTCGAAGTTCATCGATGGCCTGGTGGAAATTGCCTTTGATTTCGATGGGAGCAACCCGCGGGCGGTCGCTTGGATGCGCCAAAACCGCCTCCGGTTCATCCAGGAGTTCACCGACCGTCAGAGGCAGGCTTCGCGGGAGGCGTTAATTCGGGGAATTTCCGAGGGGCGGAATCCGAGAGCGGTCGCGCGAGACTTCCGCGGGGCCATCGGCCTGACGCGGAAGCAAGTCCTTGCAGCAGAGAACTTTAGGAGGATGCTCGAAACGAACTCCGCGCAAGCGCTCACGCGCGGGCTCCGGGATAAGCGTTTCGACCGCACGCTTCGGCAGGCGATCGTAACGAAGAGGCCCTTGACCGAGAATCAGATTGAGATGATGGTAGCGCGCTATCGGGAAGGCCTCCTGAAGCAGCGCTCAGAGGTCATCGCAAGGACCGAAGCGCTCCACGCGGTGAACGCAGGAAACGAGGCGGCCTTCCAGCAGGCGATCGACAGCGGTGACATCTCGCTCGACCAGCTGATCCGAGAATGGAACACGGCGAAGGACGAAAGAGTCCGCGGGAGTCACAAGGCAATGCATGGTCAGAAGCGTCCATGGGGGGTCCCATTTACGAGCGGCCTGGGGAACGACCTGCGTTACCCAGGGGACGAGCTCGCACCCGCCGCAGAC